AAAGCGACAGAGCGTTACACGATTTCGTGGACCGATCCTCGCGCAGTGTACGGCACGCCCGGCGTGTAAAGTAACGGGGGCTAGTCCAAAAGATTAGCCCCTTTTTTTCTATCAACCGAGTGGTTCAAGCCACAGGAGATTTAAAATGGCACAATTTTCAGACGACCTATTCTTAGGTTCTGCACCAACTTTTATGGGTACGGGACTACGCAACTATTCAACTACCGCAATTGGTGGTACTGGCGGCTCTTCTTCCACAACCCTGACAATCACCTCTGTGGGCTTTGGCGCACCGATCGTCGTTGGCATGTACGTTGACGGCACAGGCGTGACTGACGGTACTTACATCACTGCCTTCGGCACTGGTACTGGCGGCGCAGGCACCTACACACTGAACCAAGCGATCAACATTGCTAACACTGTTGCGTTGACTTTGCATGGCAATATTGCGTTTGACAACCCGTCGCCAATGAGCTTAGGTGTTGGTCCGCTGGGTCGCATTTATGTGTGGGATGTGGTTCCTCAGGCCGCTGTTGCAAACAACATTGCCGCTTCACAAACTCCTGCCGCAGCGGGCGCTTTGACGTTAACGGCTGGGACTAATGTAAAGTCAATCACAACAATCGCTGGCACTGCTGCTTTTTCGCTTGATGTGCCTCGTGGCGTCAGCGTAACAACTGCAACTGCCGCTGCTGCAACATTGGCAAGCGTTGTGATTGCAGGCACTGGTGGGCAAATCACCTTTACCTCGCAATCTGGCTTGGTAACTGGTCAGCATATGACAATCTCTGGCACTTTAGGTGGCACAGGTACTATCACTGGCTATACCAGCCCAACGACCTACATCCTGACCGCTGTAACAGCAACCTCAGCAACGCTTACTACTACAGCGGGTGCGGCGGTGGTGACCACGGCAGGTACACCAACAGGCTTGACTTACACCTTGGGCGTGGCTCCAGTGACTGTGACCGTGTCAGGTTTTGACTACTACGGTCAAGCGATGAGCGAAGCCATCACTTCTAGCGCTGCTGTAAGCACCGCTGTAAGCGGCTTGAAAGCCTTCTACCTTGTCACCTCTGTGAGCGTGAGTGGCGCTACTGGTACTGCCCTGACTGTTGGCACATCCAACGTGTTAGGCCTTCCAGTTCGAGTCGCAAACGTGGCTTACGTTGCAAGCGTCAAGAGCAACAACACACTGGCACAAGATGCTGGTACGTTCGTCGCCGCTGACACTGCAACCGCAACGACCACCACAGGTGACGTGCGTGGGACTTATGTGCCCGCCACTTCGTCAAACGGTATTGTTCGCACTGTAATGGGAATCTTGTTACCAGCGATCGCCGTTGGTCCGAACTCAACCCGTACTGGCGCTCTCGGCGTCACACAAGCCTAAGGGGTATGAATCATGGGTTTCAAAGAGATGAAGATGATGAAGTCGACCGAGCCCTCAGTTGATGAGGCCGGTAAGGGCATGAAGAAAGGCGGCAAGCCTAAGATGCAAATGGGCGGTGCAATGCCCGCTGGTCCTTTAGCCGCAGCTTCAATGCCGATGGGTAGTCGTGCTATGCCCTCGCGCCCAGCAATGGGTCGCCCAGCAATGGGTCGCAAGCCTGACCCCCGAGCAGCAATGCTCGAGGCTGCTATGGCGCAGCGTGCCCCGATGATGCGCAAGAAGGGCGGCGAAGTTGAAAGTAAATCAATGCACATGAAAGAAGAGCGCCAGATCAAGGGCATCAAGAAAGAGCTGATGTCTCACGAGGGCAAGCCAGCGTCTAAGGCTCACAAGGGTCTTAAAACTGGCGGTATGCCTAAGTACGCAACTGGCGGCGTCGTTCAGAAGTACGCAACTGGCGGTGTTGTGCAGAAATTTGCAGACGGCGGTTTCGCTAAAGCGGCGTGCAAAGACGGCGGCGGCTTTAAGGCAATGAAGAAAGGCAACTGCTAGTAATAAATCGGGGCGGCTACGGTCGCCCCAACTTGCTTTTTGGAGATTGAATTGAGCACACTAACCAATGTATTTTCGGCACATAGAGATTCGACAGGGGTAATTTACGCTGGCGCAACGAACCTTGCGGGCTATCAGCTATTAACAGGCGGCACTGCGGGTGAAATTGTATTCCGTGATGGTGGTGCATCTGGCACTGTACTGTTGCGGGTAAATATTTCTGCTACGCCAACAAATCCGTTTTCGACGCTGATCCCCGGCAACGGAATCCGTTTCAACACCAGCATTCATGTAACGCTGCCAACAAGCGCAGCAGTCACGATTTTCTGCGGTTAGTCATGCCTAGCAAATCGCCTGCTCAAAAGCGCTTGATGCAAGCCGCTGCCCACACTAAAGGTGGGTTCGGCGGTGTGCCTCAGAAAGTGGGTAAAGAGTTTGTTGCGGCCGACAAGATGAAGGGTGGGGGCTTGTACGCCAACATCCACGCTAAGCAAGAGCGGATTGCTGCAGGGTCAGGCGAACGTATGCGCAAGGTAGGCAGCGCAGGAGCACCTACAGCGTCGGCTTTCAAAGAGTCGGCAAAGACTGTGAAAAAAGCCAAGGGCGGCGACGTGTCGCTTGCCGTAGGGCGAGGTGAAAAACTGCCAACAAAGCAAGGCGCAGGGCTAACAGCCAAGGGTCGCGCAAAAATAAATGCAGCAACAGGTAGCAACTTGAAAGCCCCGCAGCCACAGGGTGGTGCACGCAAAGATTCATTCTGCGCAAGAATGAGACCTGTAGCAGAAAAGAGTGAAAAAGGTAGCCGTGCTAGAGCGTCAATGCGTCGTTGGAATTGTTCAGGATTTTAATTATGTCAACTAGCGGCACAGTCTCTCAGACCACGATCTCGGTACAGCAACTCATCGATCACGGCGCACGCCGTGCGGGTAAGCTCGCCGAGGAGCTGACCGTCGAGCAGGTGCAGGCCGCTAAGGAGAGCTTGTATTACCTGCTCTCAAGCCTGAGCAATTACGGCGTGAACTACTGGGCAATCAACAAAGTCATCGTTGGTCTGCAGCCTGACAAATACCAGTACTTCTTACCCGTGGGCACGGTTGACGTGCTCAACGCAAATTACCGCACGCTCACCAACATTAGTACGGGTGCCAACAGCACGTCAGGCACCACCCTGAACGCTTTTAACGGCGAGGGTGACCTGATATGTCAACTGACCAACAACACGGGCTCTATCGGCATTGCAAACGGTACGAGCAGCCCTGTCTACATCAGCACGATCGGTATCTTGCCTGCTGTGTCAGGCTCGGTGACCGTAAATCTGCAATATTCAATGGACGGCACGACTTGGGTGACGGTCTACGCACCCGGCGCGGTGACGTGGGAATCAGGCACTTGGATTTATTACGACCTTGATCCGTCTGAGACAGCGCCTTTTTGGCGTATTCAGCAGACAGCAGGCGTCAACATGGGCTTCTATCAGGTCGTATTTGGCACGATGCCGATGTCAATCAATATGTCGCGCATGAACCGTGACGACTACAGCTCGCTGCCTAATCGCTCGTTTACAGCGCTGCGACCCCTGCAGTACTGGTTTAATCGCACGATCCCTCAGCCGAACATGGAAGTGTGGCCAGTGCCTAACAACATCGGACCGCAGCTCGAGTTGTGGCTGAACCGTTACATCCAAGACGTGGGCGACCTGAGCGGTGAGATCGAGATCCCCCAGTACTTTTACATGGCGATTCAAAACGGCTTAGCTCATCAGATGGCGATGGAGTTGCCGCAAGTTGACCCTGCCCGCGTGGCCTACCTTGAGCAACAGTACGAGAAGCACTTCATGTTGGCTCAGAACGAGAACCGCGACAAGTCACCCATTATGATCAGCCCGAATATCAGCATGTACACTCGGTAAGGGGGTATAAAATGCCCCGCTTCCTTGATACAATTGGCAACAGTAGTTTGAGTGTTTTCATATGCGATCGTTGCAAGATGAAAAGAGCATATAGCGACATGCGTGCAGACGGCAACATCCCCGCTATCAAGGTTTGCTCCGAGTCGTGTAGTGACCAGTTTGACCCATATAGGTTGCCAGCAAGGCAGTCTGAAAAGATTACGATACGTTTTCCTCGCCCAGATGAAGATGTTGCAGAGACGCATAACAACATCATCCTTGATCCTGATATCCAGAACAAAGATGATGTTGGCATCGCAACTGAGCAAGCGAATACGCCGAATGACGGTAATTTAGACGTACTTTCACCGTAGAGATTTATATGGCTGATGTTAGGATTTCAGGATTACCCGCAGCCCCAAGCGCTATTACAGGCGCTGAGCTCGTTCCTGTCGTGCAAGACGGCTTGACGGTTCAGACCACTGTCTCTGCGATCATGTCAAGCCCGTCGCTCACGCAGACATTCTTGACTGTTGGTTTGCAGGCGGGCTTGCCCAATAGTCGTTACTTCTCAACAGGCGTGGGCTTAGGCATTACAGACGGTGGCGCTCAAGCGCCCTACACCATCGCGCTGAACGGCACCTCAGCCTCGCTCGAGTCTGCCTCAAGCGGCGTGATCGTGAAGACCGCGCCCAACACGATCGCTGCACGCACGCTCATTGCAAGCGGCAACGGCATCGGCGTGACAGATGGCGACGGGATTGCGGGCAACCCAACCTTTGCGCTGACAGGTCTTGCGCAGGCGCTTGCAAACGCTACGGGCACAGGCATGCTAGCGCTCGGCTCAAGCTCTACGATCTCGCCTGTCACGATTACGGGCGTTGCACAACAGACCTCAGTGCTCAACGGCAACGGCTCAGGCAATCCCACAATCGGTCTAGCCGATAACCCTGTGATACCGGGCACCGCCGCGGTGACTATCCCCGTTGGCACCACTGCTCAGCGCAGCGTCGGCGCTGACGGCGAGATTCGCTACAACAGCCAATCTGTGGCGTATGAGGGCTTTGCTGGTGGCACTTGGCGCGAGTTCTCACTGACTGGCGGTGTGATC